GCTTTAGCGATAGCTTGCTGGATCTTAAGGTGGGTCAGCTGGAGCATGTCAGCAAAACCAGTACAGCTAGACACCATAGACTTCGGCATCATATCCCGAATATTGGTAGCCACTGGAGAATAAGACAACCTCACAGATGATATGTCGTGTATATTTTTTGGCACGTTCTTAGACCTCCCGTAATTAAATACGATGTTAGATCCGTTCATGACATACATACCACCGTACACAGTGGCGATATCCATCTTTACTGGATTTCTTTCAAATACACTGCCTGGTTTATCAGAGTATTCAAGGCCCTTCATGAAGAAGTTTACGTTACCGAAACGGTTTTCCTTCTCTTCGAAGTATATGCAATCAACAGAAATAAATTCGAACTCAAGCACATCAACCATGTACTCGTCATATCCATAGTCAGTTCTTTGAGATAAGTTGTTATAGCTGCTCTTACCAAAAGAGCTTGGGTTGTTCCCATACTTCCCCTTAACTGATTTGGCTAACTCCTCAAGCTGCTCTTCTGTAATCTCACCAGCAGATATCCTTCTTAACTCCTGTATAGACATAGACTTAACATGCCCCGCATAAATTAAATCCTCAAAAAAGGGATCTTCTGTATGGCTGTGAATAAACGTAGAGGGATCTACGTAATCAGTCTTAATACCGTGATTAGGATCGTTGCTTCTTTTCACAACGCACATACCCAGGGCAACGAGATCATTAACGCACCTTCGTAAGGTTCCGTCATTGAAGTTGTTCCATGAAAGGGTCATGTTGGTTCCTATCTGAGCCGCAATCTCTGCGTCAGTCTTAACGTTAGTACCTAAAAGAATCTCAGCCTCCTCCAGAGAGTCTGGAAGTTGATCTGGGTCCTCACCAATCACCATACCTGTTTGCTGCTTAAGCTGCTGCAACTGCTTCTTTGCCTCAACCTGGATCTCCATCCTTCTCTTTTTATTGTTCTTTTCAGAAGAAGAAAGAGGGTCAATAGCCTCTAAGTTTGGGTAAGGATCCTTAGAAAGTATTTTATTTACAACAACCCTAACGAACTTGGGTAGAATAGGGACAGGAGTGTAGTCCATGTTCATCAAGCTGCCGTCTCCATCGTTGGGATTAAGTGAGCGAAGAAGCTTTTTGTATATGTTGGTGTCTTGAGTACCGTTAGCGTAATCTCGGCTTCTTTCGAATACTGCATTTCTTTTACCGTAAAGAGATGTAGACTCCTTTATTTTACCCCACTGGTTTTCAATAGCCTTTGCATACTGCAAACCATAAGACATACTCTCCTTAGTTGATGCGTCTGCTAGAGGGTTTGGGAAGGAATGCTTGCTATTTTTATCGAGGCTCATAATTTACTTGCATTATGCATATTCTGCAAATATAACAAATCGTCGTTAGACCTTATATTTTCTAAAAAACACCTTTTCCTTGAAGTCAGGCTTAGACTTTTCTTTTTCTTTTTGAGCTGCGAGCAAAGCCAAGCCAGAGCTAATAGTTAAGTCAAACTTGGTTCTTTTGTCTATTTTAAACCCAATCCAATCCTCAAGGGTTTTATTAAAGTACATGGCTCCTGTTTCTCCGCTTTCGTGATTTACACCAACGTGATCGTGAATATATTTTTCTATAGACTGAGCATGAGACTGTATTACGTCCTGAGAGTTAGACGGTATGCCTTTTGTTTTTACGTTTACATGAGAAGAACTACTCATGAGATGTCTCGGTCTATTCATTAAGTAGCCGTCATAACCCCTTGACTCAAAGTATCTTACGATACCGTACTTGTTGTTCTCTACAAGTAAAGGATACCCATAATAAAACGCACACATAAGGACGTCCTCATAGAATATACTAGCTAGGTCTGGCCTAGAGGCGTACTCCACAACAAACATGTTAGAGGGACGGTTCATACTAAACTTATTATACATATGAAGAGCGCCTTTAGACCCTCTATTGTCCACGGTGGCGTCTAGGTCATATGAGTCAACTCCTCCACAGCCATAAGAAGTGAACGGGGCTATTTTTTTTCCTCTTTCAGTTTTAGATATATTTCTTTCAGAAGGATCAGGCATCCAAGACACCCTAAACCTACCGTTAGGGGTGGGCGAGAAAACAACCTCTTTGTCTTTTTCCTTCCACGTAAAGTTACCGACAACGACAGGATTAGGGAACAGCTCGTCGTTATACTCTATTTGCTGATATATCTTACCTATATTAAATAAACTTCCCTCAATGCTATCCCTAAATGCTTCATCTTCGGTAAACGGAAACTGTCTAGTAACCTCGTTTAATTCAGACGGGTTGTCTTTAAATGACTTGCGTTCATTCTTGAGATAGGTCTTACTGCCAATTTCGATGTTATCTCCATCTATACCATGTATGTGTACGCTTTGGGGTGGATCCTCAACAACAGCATTGCCATAAACATCAAAGAAACCCTCTAAAGCATCATAGGCTGGGATAAATATTCTGTAGAGTCCTGTTTTTGTCCTATCGTTATTGTTTCGCTCATTAGGATCAGAATCATACCACAGCCCCTTGTATTCCTCGCCCCCTTTGTTCATGGGATTTACCGTACTCCCCACAATGGCTTTACCTACCACCTTGCGCCCTACGATCAAACAAGTACGCTCAATCCTCCAGGCTTCTCTAATGTCGGTTGGTTTCTCCCACTTACCAGCCTCATCGAGGTACAGCATGTGCAGCTTCTCACCGTCATACGCATTATTTGTGGTGTTCTTCCAGTTAATTACCGTGTTTAAAGCGTCACCCCTATGTGAGGTCTTGTTGTTTTTCGTAATGCGCTTTGATGGCTCACGAAATGCAAGCTCCATACGAGGGTTTGTAGTACCGTCTTGGATGGGCTTAAAGAAGAATGGATAGCTGCGAAAGATCGCAACCACCTTCTTCATAAAGATATTCTCCTGCGAGTCTTTACCAGTTTTCGACTGTATGCCAAGAAGCTTCTCTTTAACTTGACTAGCTTCATCCACCAAGACAGCAGAGCATATGTTAGTGTAGCCAGAACGACGACACTTAGTATAAAGCTGACCGAAACAACGAGGGTCAGCTTCACAAGCAGCCATGTGCGTAAAGATGTCTTTTTGGAAAGCGAGGTATGATGGATATCCGATATCAATTTTAGACCATTGTAGAAACATATAGTGTCTCCCTGTAATATACGTAGGTTCCCCATTATTGTAAAACCATACACCGTCGCGCCTACGCTGAAACTCTTGCTCGATGTAAGAACGAAACTTGTTACGAAACTCGGCAGGTTTTTCGAGCCACTCATCCATACTGCGTATCCTACGCATTTCCTCTGGCATAGCTGTGCGCTTCCACAGCTGCAACTTCTTTGGCTGGTCATGGAAGAGAATTTCCGATTTGCGCGGTTTCTTCGGTAGTACCACGAGTAGCCCGTGGAGCTCGATAGCTTCTCCTTCTGTACCGTTAGGGTCGATCTTAATCCCCTTAGTTTCATAGCCTTTTATGTCAATTATGGTGGACATCAAAAGCTCTGTCCGTGTGAGTTCATCCTACCCAGCAAAGGTACACCTTCTTTAGGGTTTTTAATCTCCATTTGTTCGCCACATTCACACTGTCCTTCTGGGTAGTAAACACTACCTTCTTTGAACTTCATGGTAAGGCTTCTTACAGATTTCTCTGCTTTACATTTCTCGCAAATAAGATCGGGCATATTGTTTAATTTAATTCGTACACCAGACAGGATTCGAACCTGTGACCGTCTGCTTAGAAGGCAGATGCTCTATCCAACTGAGCTACTGGTGCATGTGCTCCCTCCAGGACTTGAACCTGGGACCTGCCGATTATGAGTCGGATGCTCTAACCGACTGAGCTAAGAGAGCTTAAAGTTTACCTTTAGGTTACAGGCTGTATTGTTTTGATTATCAAAGTTATAGTCGTCCCAGTAGATCAATCCACTAGCGCTATTTAGAGAACCTTTCTGCGAATCCTCCTGAGTAGTCTTTGTCTTTTTCGATTTCTCCATTGTCGTTTAGTTCTTTAACCATTTGTTCTAGCCTCTGGCGCTCCACCAAAAGCTCTTTACAGTCAATGGCCGTTTGCTTTATGGATTGGAGCTCAGCCTTACGCGCTGACCCTCCCGCTTCGGGATCAACAGGCTTCTTGACTTCTTCAATCATATTGTTAATGGCAATCTCCATGCTCTGCATGAGCCTCATGGAGGCGCTTACGGTAGTAAACTTACTAGCCATTAAACCTCTTTGTAAAGCAGGTCCTCAACCCTCGTTCTATAGTATTCCTTTCCGTCAATAGTAATTCTGTAGTCTCGATTTTCTTTAAATCCAACCACATCACCCACGGAAAGACCTATCTCTTCAATACCAGTAGACGAAAACGCGACCCTACCTCTTGTTGGTAGCTTCTCGCTAAGTTTGACAACCTCGATAAGCTTCGATTCTTGAACTTCTTCTTCTTCGATAGCCTCAAGAAGACTCCAACCCGCAAGAGGGTGGACATCACCAGTACTACTATCTTTAAAAGCAATAGCTTGATTATTGATAGCATGATCTTCATCATATCTGACAAGGTAGTGATTGTCATCACCAGTAAGTGGCTGGCCTTCATTGATAACCACGAGGTGATGGAAGTAAAGCGTGTCGCCAGGCTTGACCCCAGTCTCGTACTTAAACGGGACAGCCACGACAGGGCCTTCTGTAATTCTGTTTTCAAATTCATTAAATCTATTGTCTACGTATAATTCTAATCCACCACTCGTTGTAATGGTGTCGTCTATAGTCTTTTCTAACTCGACTACGAATAAGTTAAAAGTCTTCATTCATTAAAAATTTAAATCAAATTCAAGTACACAGGGCATCTCATCTACTGCCTTCCACAGCATAGTACCTTCATCATTTTCAATGTATATAAGATATCGCTGTTTTCCAAACTTATGGAGCTGTCTTTCGTCTTCAACAATAGCTGAGACCTCTCCAGATCCTGCTCTCATACCTACGTAATAGGCCATGCCATTTTTAGGGTCTCTTCCGACCACAATTTTTCTAATAAGTCCTTCCATTTTAGTTTAGGGATATGCCCAATTCACCAAGAATATTGTCTAATGAGTCGTCATCCGAATATGCGGTATCCATAACCTGCTTCAACGTCTCCAGTTCGTCCCTATTCTCAAGGTTAAAGCTGTACATTGTTTTCATTTCTGCACTTCCGTCATCCTCCTCAACGGCGTCGAAGTCTATTACTCCAACAACTATAGAGGCTAGGGTGCGATCTTTCATTTCGAACTCATCAATCGTCTCCTCCATCTTTTTGACGAGGGAGTACATTTCGGCAAAGAAGAGGGTGTCTTTCGGGTTCATGATGTAAATTTGTTTAAGTCAAATATACGAATTAATATGCCTAGGTCTCAAGTTAAGAAAACAAGGATGTTCAGGGACTTTTCAAAAATGCCCTCTAGGTTCGTAAAGAACAACCATTTAAAAAATCTCAAGAGTGCTACAGAAGAGTTTGTTGACGGCAGCGAGATTACGAAGAGCTACCTGTACTTTATGCTGTTTGTTTACGAATTGGAGTTCTTTACTATATCGTGGGTGGCAGGTGAGTACGGCATGAATAAAAAGAACCTAGCTGACAGGATGATATACCCTTTAGTGTCTTTAGGCTACCTATACAAGCACTTCGATAAGTTAACCCCTTCTCAAACCCTAGAGGGTCATCTATTCCGAGATGAAACTAAGTTTAACTACCGAGTAAGATATGCGCTATCGCAGAAAGGCAGAATGGCAGTACAGCGTTTCTATAACTCACTTTAAGCGTTTTCTATCTTAAGGTCTTTTATGTAAAACTGGGCATCTGCATTTGGGCGATCACCCGATGGGATGTTCCAGAAAAGATAAAAATCAAGATTACCGCTGGCGTTCGCAGAGGCAGTAATTGTTTGCTCCCACAAAGTGGTTTGACCCGCCGTTATGTCTTGAGTGGGAATTTGCCCTCCTAAAGCTGCGGATGTTGTTGTTGGACCGCTAGGCCAGTGAGCCTTGTCTTCTCCATTTGTGGCGTCGCTTAAGAATATATTAAAAGATATCTTATAGTCTTGACCAACTACAATGCTGTCAACAGCAGATGTGCTCGCAAAACTAGCTACACCTGTTTGTTCTAAAGCAAAAACGACCTTAAGCCATCCAGAGCTTGAATCAACTGTTTGATTAGCGGTAATCGTTAAGTCAGATGCGCTATTTCGTACAGTGATGGTATCAAAAAAATCAACAGGAATAACAGAGCTGAAAAACAATGGTCCAGCGGCTCCAGCGGCTCCTACAAAACTTGATCTATTTATGGATTTTCCTAGTCCTAACATAAGTCAAAGATAGTCAAATCACTTTATAGTAAACTCCCTTGCTGTCTCGATAGGCCCGCTTGATCTGACACCTGTTACCACCACCCTCTTTAAATGACACATGAATCCATGCAGGGTTCTCGTCATTCCCAAACTCCCATATCATCTGATCCCATTCTAGGTTCTTCTTAATGAAGTCGAATATCTGAGCGTTAGTAGCCTTCCCGTACATATCGGCGTCTATGTCAATAGCCTCCCCAATCATATGCTGAGAGTATTTACTCCCCCCGATTGCCTTGTTTAATTCTTTTGATCGGAACCCAGAGGTAACGCCGATAGGTACACCGAAGTGATCACGAACTGGCTGGAAGATATGGTCCGCCACAGCCTGTAAGTTATTGATTGCCCATTGATCAGGGGTGTTGTCTATCCCTTTTCGGGTCGCGGTATTGGATTTCACCACTTCCTTTAACGTAAGGTTTTTGCTTAATTTCATTTTTCTGAGCCACCCAAGAAGGGTTGATTCTTTTGATTCGAGGGTTGTGGTAATATTTCTTCAATCTATGATTGAATATAGCAAAGTTAGAAAAAAAATTTGTGAGATCGAAAAGTTTATCTTACCTTGAGATCAGCAAACCGAATTTACGAAACAATTTAAAACAGTTATTTGCTATGAAGAATCTTATTTTAATCCTTGCTCTTGCAGTTTCGAGCTTAGTATCTGCACAGAACGTTCCTTTTACGATTGTCAACGATGTTGATACCGACATGGTTTTCTTTGACATCCTTACAATTGATCCGTCCACTGGTGAAGTAAACAAAATTGCACGGCACCGACAAGCGTTTAATGGTACTCACAATACTAACCTAGATTTCAGGAATGGACAAATTCTTATTATTCAGAAAAGAACACACCCTGAGCGACAATTATTAGATGAGTTTTCTGCAAGTGTTCAACACGGCAACGAAAACAAACTGTCCATTATCGAGCAGCCCAAATCATTTAGGGTAGTCGAAGGCATGGACCTAGGTCGGGCTATCTCGGCCTTCTATAATCAGCCAATCCACTAAGGAGCTTTTTGGCTCTGTCTTCTCTGGATCGCCCCTCCATTCCCTCAGTTCCGCCCTGAGTAGAATTTAATTCACCCTCTCCCATTGATGTTCGACCAGTAGATGCGCCGCTAGAACGTGTCATTCCTGGTTTATATCCTGGGGCCTTCATCTGAGAGAGAATCATGTCTACATTCTGAGAGTCCCCGTATTTTCCTTTAGCGGTTTGGGAAAACCATTCTTGAAACTCTTCTTTTGGCCCCATATTAGAGGCATAGTAATTAATGGCTTCTTGGTTAGTTACAGGTCTTCCGTCGGCCATAAAAACAACTTCTTGGCCTCCGTCTTGATTTTCCCTCAAGATAAAAGTAAGCTCAGGATCAACCTTTCCTCCTTCTGCATACTTCTTTACCATGTCGTAAAGAGCTGCCTTCCCGCCTTTGTTGTATTTTTTAGTATTCATGATATTAGCTTGCTATAAATACTTCTACTTGAACTTCATTTGAAGCGGGATCTACTAAAATACTTTCTAAATCTGTCATTGTTGTGTTGATGTTTTTTGTGTCGTCATCAACAGCTATACCATCATGAACTTTTCCAGTTATAAAGCTTTTACCAGCCTCCAGCAATAAAGTACAGGACGAATCTGCAACTCCATTTTCATTTGTAGAGACCTGTAAGGAAAGATTGACTTCATTGGAAGCATCAAGATTAGTGACTCGAATATACTTGACATCATCAATAGCCATAGTGGGCTTTCCTGCAACTGTATGAGTGGTTGCCTGAAACGCAGCAATCGTAGTGTCCTGGCTAGCGGGACAAGTTACAATTCTGTTGAATGATTGAGTTACGCCTGCTACAGAAGTGATGTTCTCGCCACCACGGTTTGATCCGTTTAGCGTGAGCTCTTCTTTAATCGTTACAGTGAGTACAGCCATTACTTACGGTTTCTTCTTCCGCGTCCTTTAGTAGGCGGCACTGGGATAACAGCTTTAGACTTCTTTAAAGTCTTCTTAGGTGTTTTTGTTGTAATCTTCTTAGGAGCTATAGGGGTTGCCTTTGGCCCGCCTCTTAATGGAGACCCGTCTCTGTTTCTTAAGTTTTGATCGTCAAGAGGAGGTGCTGGGACACCAGGACGAAGAACAGGTCTTTTAGCATTAGCGGCATTGCGCCTAGCATTACTACTTCGTCTTTCAGCCGCTTCTTTGAGCTTCTCTTCGTAGGTCTTTTCTCGCCCTTGCTTGGGGTAGCTCTTTTCAAGGAGAGAAGCTGCCCTGGCGTTCTCTCTGACTTGCTCTGGAGATCTCTCCAAAGTGTCCGACTGCGCTGCCCCTAGGCGTTTACCCACAGGTCTGCCTGTTCGTTGTGCCGATTTCTTTGGGGATTGCGATTCTTCTTCGGCTTTTCGACGTGCTTCTTCTTTGCGTTTTAGAATGAGTTCTTCTTTAGCAGACAATAAGGTGTTTTTTTCACCCTCTTGGGCTTGGCCTTTCTTCTTCTTGGTCTTACCCCCTTTAACGTATTTCTTAACTTCCATAAGGCAAATATAAGTTATTTATTTTTCTTGAGTCGGGACTTCTCTCGCCGCCCACGATTCGTGCTCTCAGCCTCAAAACCTACGATCTTACCATCCTTATGGGAGGCATCAAGGCTGTCCCCATTCCCATAGGTTCCTTTCTCTCGGTTGTACTGGTTTAGCTCAGCCCGTTTCTTCTTTGCTCTGCCGCCAGATCCAAACTTCTTGTACTCTTCTTTGTAGTTACGCTTCTTAACTCTCATACTGCAAATATAATGAAGACAGTTTTTGCGCCCTTACAACTTAATTGGTTTGAGTGACGCTCCGTAGCTACTGTTTTATTACTTTCATAAGTAATCCTAAAGACAGCTTCTTAGGTTTAAAACATCTATGAAGCTTTATCGCTGAATAGCTTTGGCGAAGTTACAACTTTTTTCTTAGAAAGTCAAGTCAGCAATACACTTTAATGAAACCCCCTAAGCCTCTATGTAACAGCCTTTTAACCAGTATAGAGAGGTGGTTTGTGGATAACTCCGTGCATAAGTCAACGCAGAAAGCCGCTAAAAAAGATGATCGCCAAAAAATTCCTGTGTAATACAGAGTTTGGGGATTATATATATTATACACTGCTTGGAACTACGTTCCAAAGTCACTTTTCTCGACCCCCTCCCTCAGAATCTCTTGAGATTCTGGCATACATTCTAGCTTTTAGTACCAGAGGTTAACCCTCTGTTACTAAGGAGGTTGACCACGGTTGATTCTCAACCGACAGAGAGTACAGCAGGTAAACTGCTGAGAGTCAAGTCGAGACAATCCCCCACCTCGACTAAGAGTCGAACTATTAACCTTCATGAATGAAGGTTCACTAATACTTCAAGAAGTATTAAGCAACCCTTTGAAAGCCAGCTGTTTCCCAACGCATTGAATCCCTTTAGGGATCGTCATTGGTAGTCAAGGCATGAGTATCAACTTGTTGATACCGTAGGTTGAATGGAGTAGAGATAGAGTATATGAAGAAGGAGTCTTATGACTTCTTCATTTACTCTTTATCTCTTAAGGTTGGTTTTGGAAGTCGACCATCCTTGAGAAACTCAAAATCTCTACCATGTCGAAGACATTAGAAAACAAATCAGCTATGCTGAAAGACCTCAAGAAAGCTGTAAACAGCTTTGTTTACTCTCCAACGG